CCGACCGCTGGCGCCTCGCGTCAATCCGGCCCGCTTAGTATTAGGCCGCGCGCCGGCAAATAGCGTCTAGCCTATTTCCCCCGAAGTGGCAAGCGGCTCATACCGCCAGAATTCCCGATGCCGCCATTCCAGGGCCAGCCGGGCCAGGGAATCGACGACCACGCCGCGGGCCTCGACCGCATGGAGCACGCGGCCGGGCAGGACGACGATCCCGACATGAGCCGGGAAGCGGCCGCGCCCGAGCGCGGCGATGGCGCCCAATTGGATTCCAATCGGAATCCACGCCCCGCTCGCCCTGGCGCCGAGTATCAGCCGCGCCGTCTCGGCGTCGCTTTCCGCCGCCGCATACTCGGGAAGCTCTAGCCCGAAGCCGGCGGCGCTCACATGCCGGCATAGGTGCCAGCAATTCCAGGCCGCCGGGCCGCGCCCGTCGCGAGAGTAGGGAAGGCCGACGAGGCCGTTGACCAGATCGGCTATCGGCGAAGGCCGGGGAAAAGGTCGGTGCGGAACCACCATCGCTGAAAGAGCCTGTCGAGCGAGAGAAGCCGAGGCGTCATTGTAGCGGTAATGTCGCGGACGAGAATGCGAGTCGGATAGAGCGTGAGCGGCGGGTCTTCAATCGGCATCGCGCCCTCGCTCGCCTCGATATCGGACAGCCGGTAAATCCTATACGTCACCGACACAGGCTCTTGCGGAATCGCTATTGCGGCCTCAAGCCGGCTCGAAAGCTCGCGCCCGACATTGACAATCGTGATCTGCAATTCCTGGCGCGCCGTCGAATCCCGCTTCGGCCGGCGCAATTCTATGGCGACCGGAAGATAGAAAACGCTCGTCGCCCCATCCTCAAGCAACGCGCGGAAGCCCGGCGCCTGGCTCGTGATGTAGACCGGCGCGTCAAGCGTCGAATGGTCGAAAGCCAGCGTCTCGGCAATGCCGTCCTCGGCCCCGTCTCCGCCGCTGGCGTAAATCTTGCGGGCCTCGATAGACAGCGGCATTAGCGCCGCCCTCGCGCCGGGTCGAAGCCGCCGCTTTCGAGCGCTTGGCGGATCGGCCCGCCGTTCATTACTTGGTCAACCACCATGCCCTCGACCAAGCGCAGGTCGATATCGACTTCCCGGCCGCGCCGCCGGGCGCTCACTTGAACCCCGGCAAAGTTGTTAACGTTGATCACCGGCGCCTCGCCGACCGCCCCAGCAAGCAGCGCCGCCTGCTGGCGCTGATTCAGCACCATTTCGCCGCGCTCTAGCACGGACGCAAACTCGTTGCTCCGGATCATCCCGTCGTGCAGCCGCGGCGCGGCGGCAATTGCGGCGGCGGAGATGCGCGGCCCCGGCCGGCCGCCGGCGCCGACGACGCCGCCGCCATGGAAGAACACCGTGCCGCCGCTCGCGGCTTGGCTCGCCGCGAAGCCGCTACTTCCCGCGCCGCCCGCGCCCGAGACAAGCGCCCCAATGGCGCCGGCGATGATCGAGCCCAGCCCGCCGCCGCCGCCCGAGCCGCCGCCGGCCTCGCCGAAAATCTTGGACGCGCCGAGGCGGGCTAGGGCCTGAATCACGTCCGCGATGGCCGCGAGCGCGACGTTCTTGAAATTCAGCGCGCCCTTCTCGCCCGCAAGCCAGGCGTTCGTGATTCCTTGCTGCACCCGGTCGAGCGAACCGCCGATGGATTCGCCTAGCTCGCGGTATGTCTCGCGCTCGCCCTCGGCTTCGCGGCGGCGCTCGACAGCGGCGACAATCCGGCCGCGCTCGGCTTCGGTGAGCTGGCGAACCGCCTGGCCCTGCTCGTCCAGCAAGGCGAGTTGCGCGCGCAAAATCGCCTCGGCCTTTGCCTTTTCCTCGGTCGAAAGCGCCTCGAGCTCGGCGGCGGTTTCCAAGTCGGCGATGTACTTGTCCAGCGCGCGCTCGGGCGCGCCTTCCTTGCGCCGAAGCTCGGCGATGTCGGCGGCCGCCTTGGCGTTGATTTGCACGCGGGCTTCGGCCTTCTCGGCCTCGCTGGCGACGAGTTTGTCGAGAGACTCCAAATCCGCCGCGCGCCGCTTCTCGATGAGCGCTAATTGCTGGTCTGTCGCCTGGAGCCACGCCTCCTGGATGCTGTCGAGCGCCGCTTGCACCTTGGCCGTTTCCTCGGCCTCTTTCCGCCGCGCTTCGACAATCTCGGCGGAGGCCCGCTGATTGACCTGCACCCTGGCGGCGGCCTTCTCGGCTTCCGTCGCCGCGCTCGCCTCAAGCGCCGCAAGGTCAGCCGCGCGCCGCCGCTCTATCAGGCCGATTTGGTCGTCCGCCGCCTTGAGCGCCCCTTCGGCGATCCGGTCGAGCACGTCCTTGGTCTTTTTTGCCTCGGCCAGCGCCGCGTCGGCCAGGCGCTTGCGCTTATCGGCCTCGGCCTGGACCGCCGCCGCGATCCTGGCGCTGGCGGCTTCCTCGATTTCCGCGCGCGCGCTCGCCCGCTCGGCAGCCGTCAGAACCGCCTCGTCCAGCGCCTTGATATCGGCGTCCCGCTTTTCCTTGATGGCGTCGATCTCGCGGCCGGTCGCCCGCATGAAATCTTCATGGACCGATTTGAGGACGGCGGCGGCTTCCTTTTGGGCCGCCACATAGGACGCTTCCAAGACCCTCGCGACTTCGATTGCGAACGCCTCGTCGGCGGCCTGCTTGATTCCCGCTTCCGCCGCTTGCTTCCGCCTGTCGTCTTCCCGCTTCCGGCCCGCCGCCGCGAGCCTTGAGCCCGCGGCTTGGATTTCCTCGACCGCCGCGAGCTCGCGCTGGCGCCGGATCAATTCCTCGACGCCGGCCAGGCGGCGCTTCAAGAGCCCTTCGGACTCGCGATTGTCGAGCCCGTCGATTTCTTTCCGCAGCGCCGCCGCCATGGCCTCAAGCGCGGGCAAGGTTTGCGTCGCCGGCAAGATCGCGTCGGCCCAGGCATTCTTGAGCGCCGTCACCATCGGCAGGAGCGTGTTGCCGATAGCCGTCGCCCAAAGCTCGGTCGCGGCGGCCGCCCGCTTGGAAGCCATATCGGCTTCCTTTTCCATTTCCGCATAGGCCCGGCCCGTCGCCCCGGCTTTCTTCGCCATTTCCTCTTGCGAGGCGGCCACGTCGCGGGCGCCCGCGCCGAGCAGCGCCATGGCGGGCACGAGCGCTTCGACGCCGCCAAAAAGCTTCGCGAGGCTCGCGGCGCTGCCCGCGGTCTTCTCGCGAAGCTCGTCCAGGAAGCCCGCCAGGCCCTTGCTCGCCAGCGCGGCCGAATTGAATTCGAGTCCGAGGCGGGCGGCTTCCTCTTGCGCCTCCGTCGTCGGCTTGAGGACCGCGGCGATGATGGCCCGAAGGCCGGCCATGCTCTCCTTTGTCGAAATGCCCTGCTTCGTGAGCGCGACGACGCTGGATAGAAGCTCGTCGAAGCCGACTCCGGCCGTCGCCGCAATCGGCACGATCCGGCCGAGCGAGGCGGATAGCTCGCCGATGGTCGTCTTTCCGAGCCGCATCGCGGTGAACATGGCGTCTGAAATGTCGGTGGCCGAGCCCGCCGCGCCGGCATACGCGTTGATTACCGTCGTCAAGCCGTCCGCCGCCTGCTCGACAGAAGTGACCCCGCCGATGGCGAGCCGGTTGGCCGCGTCCAGCGTGGCAATCGCCTCGCTGGCGGAAGTCGCCCCGGCGCTGATGATCTGATAGAGCGCCTTGGCCTGCGCGACGTTTGACGAGCCGTGGGCAACCGCCAAGTCTTGCACGGCGCCGCGCATCTTCTGGATTTCGCCCGTCGCGCCCGGCAAGAGAGTCGAGACTTCGGCCATCGCCTTATTGAAGGCGCTGGCCCGCTCGACAGACGCCGAGAAGACCGCGACCAGGCCGGCTACCGCCGCTGTCCCCGCGATTGCCCCGCCGCTCAGAAGTCGGAAGGGGCCGCCGAGCCCGGCCAGGGACTGCCGCAAGGGGGCCGAGCTTTGCGCGGCGCCAGCGAGGCCGCGATTGAGGGCGCCAACAGATTGCGTCGCGCCCCCAAGCTCGGCGCGGAATGTCCGGCTGATCTGATTTAGCTCGGCCTGCGCCTGGCCCCGCAAGCGCCCGATGGCGGTCTGCGCCTGGCCTAGCGCGCGATTGAGGCCGCTAGAATCGCCGCCGAGCGTGACGCGGATATCGTCGGCCATCGCTTACCGCCTGGCGCTGGCTAGCGCCCTGGCCTTCGCCTCGGCCAGCCGAAGGGCCGCCCGGGCCCGCACAGTCGCCTCGGCGACCGCCCGGAAGGGCAGGCGCGCCCTATATCGGGCTTGGGGCCGCAAGGCGGCCAGGAGCTTGAGGGGCGGCGGCTCGCCAGCCTTCGCGCCCCGGCGCCGCGCCGCGCGCGAGGGCCGCCTGTAGATTCCCGCCGGCAAGTGCTTGGTCCTCGGGTCTTTGGGGCTCGCGGCGAAAGTGCCAGCCTTCGCCCGCTCGCGCCGGATCGCCCCGCGGGGAATGTTGCCGTAGGGGTCTAGCCTGATATCCGCCGGCGTGAGGATCGGCGCGCCCGGCTTGGGCCGGCGCTCGCCGCCCGTCGTCTGGATTGCGAGATATTCGGCCTGGATGTCGCGGATGAAGACCGAGGCGACCGGCAATAGCTTGGTGGCCGGGGCGATGCCGACCGCCCGCATGGTGAATGGAGTCGGCCGGTCGAAAGCCTGGCCGATTTCCGCTTCCTCGGCGGCGGCCACGTCGCGGGCCAGGCTGGTGAGCGCCAGCGCCAGGGCGAAAGGCGCCTGTCGCCCCAAGTCGGCGAGCTTGGCTTCGGCGCCGGCAATCGAGATCGTGAATTCGGCCATCGCCTACCTCGGCTTGCGCGCGAGCCCCCCGAATACTTGGAGCAATTTCGCACCAGCTTCGGCGCGCGGCAATGGCTCCAAGCTGGCGCCGGCCGGCCGGCCGGCGGGGATTAAGGAGGCGGCGGCTTCCTGCTTAGCGCGGATCGAGGCGAGCAGCTTGGGGATCGGCATGCCCTCGATTACGTCGGGCGGCCAGCTCGTCCAGGCGGCCCCAAGCAAAAAGAGCCGGTCGCAGAATTCGCTTGGGGTTAAGGTTCCCCCGCGCCGCCCGCCGGGCCGGCCCCCTTCTCCGCGCTCAAAGGCTGGCCGCCGTTCAAGAGCATGTCGGTGTAGGAGATGAGCGCCGGGCGAAGCGCCAGCACGCCGGCAGACCACACTTGCTCGTCTACTTCGGATTGCGCCCCGTCGCTCAGGCCGAGGCCGACGCGGACTATGAAGACGTAGGCTTCGGTGTCGCAATTTGTGATCGCGTTCTGCGCGATTCGAAAGTCTCCGAAGCGGCGGTTGATGAGCCTCGTCGCCCGGAGGGTTGGCACCAGGCGGCGCGCCGCACCGCCTAGCTGGATTTCCACCGCCGGCTCTAGCTCGGGCATTACACCGCGACCTTCGGCCTTTGCACCACGTCGTAGACCATTTCGAGGCCCACGTTCATGCGGATGTAATCCTGAATGGTGCCCGGAAGGACGCGGGCGGAAGTAATCAGCGCGCGCCCGTAAAAGCGCGTCGGCGTCGAATCCGAGCCAGCGGGCTGGTCGTCCGCGACCATCTTGAGATTGTATTTGCCCGAGTCGCGATAGGCGGCCACGAGCGCTTGCTGGCCGGTATCGGCTGGGTCGCAGAAGACGATCATGTTGCCCGAGGCGGCCCGCTTGGCGGTCTTGTCCTTTTGTACCCGGTCGTCGGAAATCGCGACGCCCTCGGTGATCTGATACTCGCCGCCCCACTCGCCCGGGTTCTCGACTTCGCCGATGAGCGTGAGCGCGTCGGCGTCGATGGCCGACGCGACCTGGGAATCGGTGAGCGCGTCGAAATCCACCGATAGCGTTGTGCCGAGATAGAACAGGGCGCGCGCCGTTTGAATTTTCATGGCCTAGCTCCTTGCCTCAGCCCGGCGAAGCGCCGGTGACGTAGCGGACAGTATAGGAAAGGCGAAGCATTGCCACTTGCCTTTCGCCCTCGCCCGACAGCCCAATTTCGGTCAAAGAAAGCCAACTGTCCAGCGCCGTTCTATCGAGCCTCGGATCGGCGCCCATGGCTTGCTCGATAGAGAGGGCCAGATCGTCGGCCTCGTCCTCAAGCGCCTCGGTGGCGCTGAAAGTCACCAGGATTACGAACGTCGCCTGCCGCTCGATGTCGCCGCCTACGTCGAGTCTTTGCGTTGGCTCGCGGGGCGAGAAGACCGCCGCCGCCGGGAATTGGTCGGCGCCGAAAGGATAGACTCGGCTCGCCTGTAAAGCCGCCAAGGGCGATGGCACCAGGGGCGCCAAAGCGGCCATGATGGCCGCGCGGATGTCGGCGCGCGGGTGGCTCATTCGTCCGCCTCAAGAATCGCCGGCCGGATTTTCAGCGTGCCGGTAAGGACCGTCGAACGGTTGCCGCCGGCGTCAATGAGCCGCGCTTGGTATCGGTAAGGCCCTGAAAGCCCGGTTGTATCGGCCGCCGTCAGCGTGACTAGGAACTTTCCCGCCGCGGCGTCGGTGACTTCAACGCCCGCGCCTAGCGTCTTTGTCACCCGGCGAGTCTTCGTCGGCCCAAAGTCCGCCACCGCGAAGGCAATGCCGGTAAGCCCGACTAAGCTGATCGGGGCGCCCTCGGCCAGTCCGTCCTCGGTCACTGTGACCGGGATTGCCAGATCGTCGCCGGCGCAAATTGCAAAGTCGCGAATCGCGAGGCCCATTTACCCCCCCGGCCCGTCCATTTGTCCGACCAATTCGGGCGGCCCGCCGCCGCCAATCAGCGCCAAGTCCTCCGCCGGCTCGCCGGTCAATTCCAAATCTGGCGGCCCGCCAGCAAGAGGCACGCGCCGCACCAGAATATCCGACTGAATAGATAGCACGCCCTCGGCCGCTAGAGCGAGAGTCACGGCGGCCAGTAATTCTCCGTGGCCGCCCAAGCTTGGTGTGCCGGCCAGCGTCGAGAGCGCTTGCCCCGAGAGCGCCCCGCGGCCAGACGGCGCGGCGGCGGGGGCGAAGCTCAGGCCGGCGATTCCCGCCAAAGCGCCGTCCGGCAGACTGGGC